GTATCAAAGCAGAGGTCATACCATACGGTAACGGCGATGCAGGACGCATGGCATAAAGGATTCAAGAAAATCATATACGCCATGAGAGTTCTGGCATTGCTTTATGATATGGTTCCGGACGGAGAAACGGAGCTGAACTGCAACTGGGGCGATGGAGTTCTGGAAGATACCGAAGCTGAGTATCAGCGTAGATGGTCCATGGTGGTTGCTGGAAAGCTGAAAACAGAAGCGTTTCTTGCGTGGTATTTTGGATGCTCGGAGGAAGAGGCAAAGAACATGATGCCGGAGCCGGTAGCCAGATTCCCTACAGAAGAATAGGAGGTGTGAGCAGTGCTGACACCAGAATATTTGAATAGCTTTTCTTCCGGCTATCTGGGAATGTGCGATGTACTGAATGAGCAGATCATCCGAGATGTGGCACGAAGGATAGCGAAGACTGGAAGAATCACACCGACAGCCGAGTGGCAGTTAAAACAGGCGAAGCAGTCCGGAGCATTGATGAATGATGTAATCCGGGAAGTTGGCGTTCTGACAGGAAAATCCGATACAGAAATATTGCGGCTGTTCCAGGATGCAGGTCTGACCGGAATGTTGCAGGATGCAAAGCCGCTACTGCAAGCTGGAAAGCTGAAAACATCTGATATTGTTCTTTCTGGAGCGATGCAGAGAACTATGGAGGCCGCCGCAGAGAAGTGCAGGGGAGAGATAGGAAATCTCACGCTGACAACGGCGATAGCCACACAGCAGGAGTATATGCAGGCACTGAACGCAGCCTATATGAAGGTTACGTCTGGTGCTTTTTCATACCAGGAGGCAATCAGACAGGCTATCCGGGATGCGGCAGTCAAAGGAACATCGGTCATGTATGACAGTGGGTATATCTCAAAGCTGGATACGGCAATCAGAACTGCTCTGCTAACCGGAGTAAATCAGGCAGCAGGAAAGCTGACGGAGTTGTATGCTTCGGAGCTTGGAGCTGAGTATTACGAGACAACAGCTCATGCAGGAGCCAGACCCTCACACTCAGTCTGGCAGGGCAAGGTGTTCAAGATTGAGGGCACAGCTCCGGGGTATGAGAACTTCTACGAGGCAACCGGATATGGAACAGGAGCCGGTTTGTGCGGTTGGAATTGCAGGCATAGCTTCTATCCGTACTGGCCGGGAGTTTCAAAACCGGCATACACGAAAGATGATCTTGAGGATTACAGCAGACCGAAGTATTCGTTTGCAGGGAACCTTCTTACGGAGTATGAGTGTATGCAGAAACAACGGGAGTATGAAAGGGCAGTTAGGGAGTACAAGAGAATCCTGGCCGCCTATGATTCGTATATCCAGACGGTTCAGTCAGAAGCCGATAGAGCGTATTTCAGGGAGGAGTTCCAGAAAGAATCTGTGAAGCTGAAAGAGAAGGAATCACAGATGAAGGATTTCTGTAAGCAAACCGGACGAAGCGTAGATACTGCCAGAACGCAGGTATCAGCCGTATATGACGGCAACGGTAACTTGGTATCATTTAACCGCTCAGTCAGTGGAAAAGCTGTATGGGCGAATAAGAAAGCAAAATAAGGAGGTAACAAGACTATGAAGAAACTGTTTATTTCTCAGCCGATGAAAGGAAAATCCGATGAGGATATTTTGACAGAACGCAAGAAAGCCATTAAGAGTGCAGAGGAAAAGATTGGAGAGCCAGTAGAGGTCATTGATTCCTTTTTCCAGGAAGCCCCGGTGGATGCAAAGCCCCTTTGGTTCTTAGGAAAATCCCTGGAGCTTTTGGTCGGTGCGGACATCGCCTACTTTACTAAAGGCTGGCAGGAGGCCAGAGGATGCAAAATCGAGAATACATGTGCTATTGAGTACGGTATTCCAGTTATCGAAGACTACACAGCGGAGTAGGAAGGAGGTGATCCTGCTATCTCCCATCCATGGGTTAAATGGTATTTGCCCCGTATAGGGCCGTAACGTATTAACCCTTACAATTTACCATTGAAGCACTTAAAACGTGTCCTGGGAACTCTCAGAAGTTCGTAGACACCCTTTAAGACCACGAAAACAATTAACAGTCAGCCGGTCCGCTAGTGGAACGTCTGGCTGTTGTTTTTTGCCCTGTGATATGGCATATAAACTGTCTCCTTCTCTTGCGTGCGGAGATATAAATGCACGATAGCAGTGCCGGAGTGAACCGGAATCTAAACGAAATCAGCGAAACGAAGAAAGGAAGGTAAGTGAAATGGCTTACGAATTTTTGAAGAAACTTTTTGGAACCCCGAAGGACGGCGAAGAGCCTAAGGCTATGACCTATGCAGAACTGGAGGCAGCGATTGATGCCGACAAGAAAATCCAGGTAGTAGATGTGAAAGCCGGAGGCTATGTGTCGAAGGAGAAACTAGATGCCAAGATTACAGAGCTGGACGGAGTAAAGCAGCAGTTGTCAGATGCTAACACAACGATTCAGTCCTACAAGGACATGGATATTGACGGCATTAAGCAATCTGCAAAGGACTGGGAGACGAAGTACACCCAGGAAACACAGAAGCTGACCGCACAGCTTGCAGCCCAGGAGCGTACTCATGCACTGGATATGTTCATGGGTGGTTATAAGTTCTCGAGCAAACCTGCTGAAAACGGTGTAAGAGCAGAGTTTGAAAAGAAGAACTTTACCCTGGAAGATGGAAAGTTCCTGGGAGGCGATGAGTTTATGAAGTCCCTTATGGAGAATGACGACTACAAGGGAGCTTTTGTTATCGAAGATGATAACGATCCGGAAGACGATTCCCATGAGGATGAGGAAGGAAAGCCGTTCTTTGCAAGAGGAGTTGGCGGAACTGGTGGAGCCGGAGGCGAAGGAGTCAAAGGCAAAGAAGCACCGTTTAATCCGTTTGGGTTCAACTTAATCAGACAGCCAGACAAAAACTAACAGGAGGAGAATGAAATGGCGAAATTAAATTATGCAACCGAGTATTTACAGACACTGGAGCAGATGTTTCCGTATGTCCTGTATTTTGGAGATTTATTTGCGACACCGAACAACGGAAGATTCCGTTGGGTAAATTCCAGAGTTATCGAGGTGCCGACAATTTCCACAACTGGCCGTACCGATGGAGACAGAGACACCATTGGAACCAGAAAGCGTAACTACAACAACGAGTGGAAACCGCTGACCCTGGAGAATCACAGACAGTGGCAGACGCTGGTACATCCGAGAGACATTGCCGAGACCAAGGGTGTTGTGGCAATCGGAAATATCACGAAGGTTTACAACGAGGAGCAGAAGTTCCCGGAAATGAATGCTTACTGCATTTCCAAGCTGTATGCAGACTGGACTACTGACGGAGCGAAGACAGCCCACAGTGAAGTGCTGACAGAGGAGAATGTGCTGACCGTCTTTGATGAGATGATGAAGAACATGGATAATAAGAGAGTTCCGAGAGCCGGAAGAATTCTGTATGTGACACCGGATGTCAGAACGCTCATCAACAATGCGAAGCAGATTTACAGAACCGTTGATGTAGGTAGCCGTTCTGATGCAATCAAGAGAGCAATCAATTCTATTGATGATGTGAAGATTCCGGAGAGCGTACCGAGTGACATGATGAAGACGAAGTATGACTTTACCGAGGGTTGGAAGGTAGATTCCACAGCGAAGCAGATCAACATGGTTCTGGTACATCCGGCGGCGGTAATCACACCGATTTCTTACGAGTTTGCTCAGCTCGACCCGCCATCCGCAGGCTCCCAGGGTAAGTATGATTACTTCGAGGAGTCTTTCGAGGATGTATTTATCCTGCCTCACAAGATGGACGCTATTGATTTCCATGTGAGTGTATAAGAGAAACTGATTACTGGCTCTGTGCGTGTGCATGGAGCCAATTTTTGAAGGGAGAAACCATATGTATAAAGTTGAGAAAAAGAACAGAGTTCTCAGAATCCCGGATGAGAAATTCGATGAGTACAAGAAGATGGGCTACATTATCAGGGATGAGGATGACAATGTGCTGTTCGAGCCGGAGAACATTAAGGCGACTGCTGAAAAGCTCAAGAAGGAGAATGACGAGCTGAAAGCCAAACTGGAAGAGGCTACCCTGTATGCAGAGAATGCAGACAAGAAGATTGCCGAGCTTCAGAAGGAGAATGATAAGCTGAAAGCGGCAGTCCAGGCACAGTCCGCAACAGGAGATGCAGACCCGGCAGAAACTGAAAAGAAAACAGCAGCCAAAGGCTCAAAGAAAACTGAGTAGGAGGTAGCTTATGTATTTAGCAACGAAAGACGGGAGTTCCTGCCGGATTCCCGAAAGAAAGGCAGCATATTACAAAAGCATGGGCTATTCGCTTGAAAGCCTGGAGCCGGAAGTCAGAACGGGCACATCTTCTCCGAAAGAAAAGAAGACCGGCAAAAAAGATTCAGCTACGCAGGAGGGCGTAAACCCGGCGAATAGCTGATTTTTCTTTGCAGCCTACCAATTTATCAGAAAGGGGTGTTTCGATGGTCCAGGAGGACGTAAGAAGACCGTATGTGGATTTTGCATACTACAAGAATGATTACGGTGGCACGCAGATAAAAACGGAGAATGATTTCAAGAGAGCCGAGAGCATTTCGGAAGCATTCGTGAACCAGGTTACGTTTGGCCGGATTGCAAGGCTGAGTTCGGTTATAGACTCAATTAAGGATGCAATCTGCTGTGTAGCTGATACGGTGGCAGTGCAGAACGAAAAGAGAGAAGCTGTTGTGAAGTCAGAATCCAACGATGGATATTCCATCAGCTATGCGGATGCCATGAATGATACGGCGTTGCATAACGAGATGTACAGGGCTGTGAGGTCATACCTGGCGAACACCGGACTGCTGAACAGAGGGTGGGTGAAAGAGTATGATGACAAACAGTGATGTGACAATCTTTAATCTGAGAATTGGAGCAGACCGCCGGGAAAAACTCTGTGCGACAAGAATCATGGGGGTTTCGTGGTATGGAGCAAAGGGAGAGACGGTATCAGACACGGACCGTAGGGATAAGGCAAAATGCGTAATCCGAATCCCGGCCACAGCGACAGTAGAAGCCGGAAAGCAGTATATAAGCGAAGAAAAATACAAGAAGCTGTCAGATGAAGAGGCAGAGAGATACTGGACTATCCAGAAGGGAGCTTATATTGTGCGAGGACAGTATGTGGTGGCCGGACAGTGGTTGTTCGATACGTTCAGTTTCCGCCAGGGCATCATTCTGAAAGAGACGATTGAGGAGCTGGCAAAGCTGAGACAGCACGATGAAGATTTTGTGACTGTCACAGAATATGCCGACAATACAATCAGAGGAACCGACAGGACAAAGCACTGGAGAATAGGGGGTGCGTGATGGCACTGAAAAAGATCACAACTCCGAAAGGCTCAATCATCAATTCCGGGAACGGGAAAGCGGAGCTGACCTGGAACCAGGATTTTGCGGCAAGAAGGAATGCTCAGTTCAGCAGAAAGCAGATGTTTGTAGATTCGGAGGTACTGAGAAGGTGTAGTCCGAGGGTTCCGTTCCAGACTGGTATGCTGGAGAAATCCGGTAAACTGGGAACGGATGTAGGCAGTGGAGAGGTAGATTACATTGCCCCATATGCTGCCATACAGTATTACGGAACCGCAGACACCAGACCGTATGATGCGAACCGAGGAGCACATTGGTTTGAACGAATGAAGGTGGCTGAAAAAGAAGACATTTTGCGAGGAGCAGATAAGATTTAGGAGGTCACATGGCGGTAAATAGTGTACTGGAGGGCATAACAGAGTATTTTCTGAAATGCCCTCTTTTAAAAGACGGTGTATTCCGGGTAGATGCCCTTGGGCCGAACCCGATAGAGTACACCATAGAGACCGGGATATTCGACCCGGTAATCCAAAGATATGTAGATGGCAGTTCGGAACGGCAGTATCAGTTCCAGTTCGGTTCCAGGGAGTTTTACAGCATGGACCGGGTACAGAACATAGAGAACAGCACGTTCTATGAAGAATTTGCGGACTGGGTAGAGGAGAACAGCATGGCAGGCAACCTCCCGGAGCTTCCGGAAGGAATGTGTGCAGAAGAGATAGAGGTTCTTTCCCCTGGATATATCTTTGACGGAGCTATGAAGAACGCAAGGTATCAGATTTCCTTGCGATTATTGTATTTTAAGGAGGCAAGTAAAAATGGCAGGTAATGTAAGTGGCGCAAGAGAAGTGGTACAGAGACACCAGTTTGCGGATTATCTAAATATCGGAACATCCGAAAAGGCGAACTGGGTACTGATGGGCGTTGGTTTCACAACACTGGATGAAACCTTCGGAGCAGAGAGTGAATCTGAGAAGTACGTGTGCGAGCCGTCTTCTTCTTCCTCTGTTGTGTCCTACACATCAGTATTTCCTTTTGAAGCAAGGCTCATCAAGAGCCAGGATGCGGTCAATGCACTGTACCATGTAGGGAGAAATCATTTAACCGGCAGCGATGCAGAATTTGAGTATTGCAGAGTAGAGTTATGGGACCAGAAGCAGAGTGAATCTACACCGGTTGCAAACACATTTGCGGCCAGAAAGTTCCTGGTATCCGCCGAAGTGAGCGGCGTATCTGGAGAGAAGAAACAGAGCATGAGTGGAAATCTCAATGCAGTAGGTGATCCGCTTGACGGATATTTCAACACAGAATCAAAGACATTTGAAGAAGCTGCGGCTTAGAATTTGGAGGTAAAACGATATGAGCATGTTAAAAATTTGTGGACAGGAATTAGAGTTAGATCTGTTCGATGCAGATACTATGGAGGTCTATGAGAAATCCATGGATAAGGTTGTGAAAAGAGCCGAGGAAACCAAGAAGCATACGGAGCTGTCGAATGCGGACGGCATCCGGGAGATGTGCGGAATCGTGAAGGATTTCTTCGATGAGGTATTTGGAGGCGGAACGGCTGAAAAGCTGTTCAAGGGTAAAAACAACCTGGCAATCTGCATGGATGCTTTCGGAATTGTTTCTTCTGAGGCTGGTAAGATGAAAGGCCAGGTAAATGCGATCACCAACAAGTATAACATGAACCGGGCACAGAGACGCCAGGAAGGTAAGAAAAATAAGCATGGCAAGAACGGAGCAGTAGTAACGCCAATCGGTAATGCGAGTGGGCGTGATAATTCATGAACCACAACATGCTTGTAGACTATCTTCCGGAAACAGTAGAGATTGAAGGTACGGAGTATGCGATAGAAACAAACTTCCGTACCTTCATTCTGTTTGAAATGATGATGCAGGACCCGGAGCTTTCGGACGCTGAGAAAGCAAGGCAAGGTCTGGAACTGGTATATCCGGAGATTCCGGAGAATCTGGATGCTGCGGTGGATGGGTTGTTGTGGTTCTATGCCGGTGGTAAACGATGGCGTGAGAAGAGAGCCGGAGCAGTAGAAGGGGCGGCAGAAGTGCAAAGGATTTATTCTTTTGAGCATGACGATGATTACATCTATTCGGCGTTTCTGACGCAGTATCACATAGACCTACAGGATATTGAATACCTGCACTGGTGGAAGTTTAAGGCTTTACTAAGAACGCTGTCCTCTGACCTGGAGTTCAGTAAGATTATGGAGTATCGAAGCGTAGACATTGATGCGGCCATGACGAAGGAGCAGAGAGACTTCTACCGCAGGAAGAAAGAACTGTATGCTTTACCGTTGCCTGCTGATGAGGAAGAGAAGGTAGATGCAATAGCAGAAGCCCTCATGAATGGCGGCGACCTTACGGGACTGCTGTAGGAGGTGACTGGCTATTGAAGATGTAAAGAAGAAAATGATACGGGTGGAATGCCCGGAGTGTAAATATAAAATGCCGTTGTTTTTTGAAGAGACGGCGGAGTGTTCGGGCGTGATGGTCTCCTGTAAAGGGAGAAATTGTCATGCCCGTTTTGAATTAAAAATCAAAGACGGAAAACAAATCAAGTAGTGCCATTATGAGCCGATGATTGAGCCGAAGAATTGAGGTGAGAACATGGGCTATGATGGTACGCTGAAATTTGACACCAGCATAGATAGTTCCGGTTTCCAGAGCGGACTAAGCAAATTATCTGGAATGGCGAGCGGAGCAATTAAGGCTACCACTACTATTCTGGCCGGTGCCGCAACAGCGGTAGCCGGTATTGGTACGGCTGCAATTAAGGTCGGTTCTGACTTTGAGGCAGGAATGAGTAAGGTTCAGTCCATTTCCGGTGCTTCGGCTACGGAGATTCAGCAGCTTGCTGATAAAGCAAAGGAAATGGGTGCCAAGACGAAGTTCAGTGCCACAGAAAGCGCCGAGGCGTTCCAGTACATGGCAATGGCTGGATGGAAAACCGGAGATATGCTGAACAGTATCGAGGGTATCATGAACCTGGCTGCGGCATCTGGAGAAGACCTGGCAACTACCAGTGATATTGTCACCGATGCTATGACCGCCTTTGGATTGGCGGCTGACGGGACAACAACGATCATCAAAGACGGATACACGAAAGAGGTATCCAATGCCACACACTTTGCAGACGTACTTGCAAAGGCAGCATCCAATTCCAACACGAACGTAGGAATGATGGGTGAGACGTTTAAGTATGTGGCACCTGTGGCTGGAGCTTTGGGATTCAGCGTTGAAGACTGTGCTACAGCAATCGGCTTGATGGCAAACTCCGGTATCAAAGCAAGCCAGGCTGGTACGTCTCTGAGGTCTATCTTTAGCCGAATGGCTAAGCCGACCGATAAAGTAAAGGCAGCTATGGATCAGCTTGGAGTATCTCTGACGAACAGTGATGGCTCCATGAAGTCTCTGAAAGAGGTTATGAAAGACCTTCGTTCCGGTTTTGCTGGACTGACAGAGGCGCAGAAAGCACAGATGGCATCAGCTCTTGGTGGACAAGAAGCCATGAGTGGATTGCTTGCCATTGTAAATGCATCAGATGAAGATTACCAGAAGCTGGAGGATTCTATCTACGATGCGGACGGTGCAGCTAAAGAAATGGCTGATACAATGAACGATAACCTGCAGGGAGCTATCACGCTCTGTAAGAGTGCATTAGAGTCTGTAGGTATCGCCCTGTATGAAGAAGTACAGGAACCAATGAAAGAGACTGTCAAAGTCATAACCAGCATGGTTGAGGAAATGAACGAAGCCATGGCTGAAAATGGATTTGACGGTCTGATTGAAGCGTTAGGAAATTCTATCGCCGAGTTGGTAAAGATGGCTGTAGATGCAGCACCGACACTGATCGGAGTAGCGGAAGATCTGGTAGGCACATTTATAAATGCCATCATGGAGCACCAGGAAGAATTTGCCGAAGCAGGAGCAACTTTAGTTGCTGAACTTGTAAAAGCAATCATGAATGTAGCCGGTGACATGTGGTCTGCCGGTATTTATTTGTTTACGGAATTTCTACAGGCTCTGAGTGACCACTCTGAGGAAATCGGTCAGTCATTTGGAGAAATGCTTGGCAAAATTGGCGAGGCGGCGCAGGAAAATACACCGCTTATCATCCAGGCTGCAAAAGATTTCGTAGCTGGATTTTGTGAAGGACTGAGCGAAGAGTTTCCTGGCGTGTCTTCACTGATTGAAGGATTCCTTAACGGATTCATAGATTCGGCAAGCACTATAATCCAGGGAATTGTAGATGTGATTTCCGGACTGTTCAGTGTGATTGACGGGGCAGATCCGAACACACTGGAAGCTGTTGGCTATGCAATCGGAGTGATTGCTGGCTCTATCGCAGCTTTAAACGTTGCTCAAAGTGTTATTCAGCCTTTAAGCACACTATTCTCCATACTGAAGACATTAAAGGGTGGAATTAGCGGAATTTCCGGAGTCATCGGAAAAGTCGTAGAAGGATTCGCACTCTGGAGTGGTGGAGCCGGTTCGCTCATGGAAGTCCTGGAGCTGGAGTTCCCTAAGATTGCTGGTATCTTCAGTTCTATTGGTGGAGCGGTACAGAAAGTAATCGGATTCTTTGCAGAGTTCGGTTCATCAATAGCCGGAATTGGTTCTATCATTGCAGGAGCGATTCTTGCAGTTACCAATTTCGTAGATATGTTTGTAAATGGTTTCAGTGCCATAAAAGAGGTTCTGATGGTAGTCGGTATTGCACTGGCGGCTGTCGGGGCTGTTATCCTTGGAGCACCTGCACTGGTTGCGGCGGCGGTAGCTGGAATTGTAGCTGCGGTAGCAACGGCGATTGTTCTCATCAAGGAACATTGGGACCAGATTGTAGAATTTTTCCAGAGCATACCGGATAAGCTGAGCGAACTTGGTTCGGCTATCGCTGAATGGGGCTCTGGTGTCCTGGATAGCATAGGAGAATTCATTGACTCTGTTGTTGAGTGGTTCTCCGAATTGCCAGGAAAAATCATAGATGCGATTAGCTCACTGGCAGAGAGTTTTGCTGAGTGGGGAGCTTCAATGCTGGAAACGGCATCGGAAGTTGTAACACAGATTATTGATTCAATCGTACAGTTTTTCTCTGAATTGCCTTATAAAATCGGGTATGCGATTGGATTTGTGATCGGTACGCTGATTGAATGGGGAACAAATGTGATCAACTGGATCGCAACGAATGTTCCTCAGATGATTGACAATATCACCACGTTTTTCTCTGAATTGCCAGGAAAAATATGGGATTGGCTGGTAAATACCTACAACAAATTTGTTGAGTGGGGAAGCCAGATGCTCCAGAAAGCCGGAGAGGTGGCAAGCAACTGCATAGACAGTATTGTTACATTTTTCTCTGAGCTACCTGGCAAAATTTGGAACTGGCTGACGGACGCATTCAATAGATTTGTGACCTGGGGATCTAATACCCTACAGAAAGCAAGAGAAGTTGGAGCTAATACGATAGACACAATCGTTAATTTCTTCTCGCAGTTACCAGGAAAAATCTGGACGTGGTTGAGCAACACCATCCAGAAAGTGATCCAGTGGGGATCCGATATGGTGGCAAAGGGAAGACAGGCAGCATCTGATTTGTGCAGTGCTGTTATAAATGGCGTTGCAAATCTGCCTTCTCAGATGGCTAGTGTTGGCTACAACATTGTAATGGGTGTATGGAACGGAATTTGCAATGCCGCCGGTTGGTTCAGAAGACAGGTGTCATCGTTCTTCTCTGGAATTGTTGATGGTGCGAAGAGCGCACTGGGTATTCATTCTCCGTCAAAAGTATTTGCTGATGAAATCGGTAAGTGGATTCCACCTGGTATCGGTGTAGGTATTGAAGCTGAGATGCCGGACCTGTACCAGCAGATGGATGATGAAATGGCAAACCTCGGAAAACGGATGCAGACGGCGGTTAATGTGGAAACAGGAAAGATTGCTGTTGATAAGAAGGTCAGCACAACATACAAAGTTGAGAAAGAGAAGCAGGGTGTCTTCGAGAGTGGAGACACAACGGTAGAGATTACCGGAGAGACACACGTTCATGTAGATTTGGACGGCAGGGAAGTTGGAGATACAACAACACCGATTGTCGATGAAAACATGGCGAGAATTGATACACACAAGAA